ACGCAGTCCGGACTGAAGGATGTCAACAAACTCCTGAAACTGGACCCTTCCAATACAGAACTGGTCGTCCAGAAGCAGAAGATGCTGAAGGATGCCATTGAAGCCACTAAGGAAAAGCTGGCAACTTTGAAAACTGCCGCACAGCAGGCCAATGAGCAGCTTGCCAACGGTGAGATCACCCAGCAGCAGTACGATGCTCTTCAGCGTGAGATCGTGGAGACCGAACAGAATCTGCGATCCTTACAGGATCAGGCGGCTACTACCAATGCGACGCTTGCCAAGATCGATGAAGCTGGAGAAAAGCTCCAGAACATCGGATCTTCTGTGGAGAATGTAGGCAAGAAGTTCCTTCCGGTGACTGCCGCTGTGACGGGTCTTGGCACTGCCGCAGTGAAGACCGCAGCCGATTTTGATTCCGAGATGAGTAAGGTCTCTGCCATTTCCGGTGCGACCGGGGATGACTTTGACCAGCTCCGTGCGAAAGCCCGTGAGATGGGTGCAAAGACCAAGTTCTCTGCATCCGAGGCAGCTTCGGCGATGGAATACATGGCCATGGCCGGATGGAAGACTTCTGACATGCTGAACGGCATCGAGGGCGTCATGAACCTCGCGGCCGCTTCGGGTGAAGACCTCGCTACGACTTCAGATATTGTTACCGATGCCCTTACCGCGTTCGGCTTATCCGCTGCGGATTCTGGGCATTTTGCCGATATCCTCGCAGCCGCTTCCTCCAATGCGAACACCAACGTCTCCATGATGGGCGAGACGTTCAAGTACTGTGCGCCTATTGCCGGTGCGCTGGGGTTCTCGGCAGAGGATACCGCAGAAGCCATCGGTTTGATGGCAAACAGTGGTATCAAGGCTTCACAGGCTGGTACTTCCCTTCGTACCATCATGAACAACCTTTCCGGTGAAGTGACCTTTGTGGGTAAAAACATCGGTGAGGTCACGATTGCAACCAGCAATGCAGATGGCAGCATGAGAAGCCTGAACGACATCCTTGCAGACTGCCGTGTGGCATTCTCCGGGCTGTCGGAATCTGAGAAGGCCGCCAACGCAGAGGCATTGGTCGGCAAGAATGCGATGTCCGGCTTCCTTGCCCTGATGAATTCCAGCCAGTCGGATATCGATAAATTAAGTAGTGCCATTGAAAACTGCGATGGCGCATCTGAGAGCATGGCAGAGACCATGCAGGACAATTTAAATGGTCAGCTCACCATCCTGAAATCTCAGCTGGAGGAGCTGGCTATTTCTTTTGGCGATATCCTGATGCCCACCATCCGCAAGATCGTATCTGCCGTGCAGCAGTTCGTGGACAAGCTCAACAGCATGGATGAGGGTACCAGGGAAACGATCATCAAGATCGGGCTCCTGGCGGCATCCATCGGTCCGCTGCTCATTGTGCTTGGCAAGACCATATCGACCGTCGGCACAGCGATGCGGGGATTCAGTTCTCTTGCAAAGGGTGTCCGGCTTCTTATCACCCATGTGGGCAGTGCCAGCGGTGTGTTCAGCAAGCTGGGTGTGGTTCTGGGTGGTCTGTCCGGGCCGGTCGTAGCAGTGGTGGCGGTCATCGGCACACTGGTGGCGGCGTTCATGAACCTCTGGAATACGAACGAGGAGTTCCGTACTGCCATTACCAGCATCTGGAACGACATCGTTTCCAAGGTGAAAGGGTTCTGTGATCAGCTGACACAGCGGATCAATGGGCTGGGCTTTGATTTTAAGGATGTCACCGAGGTACTGAAAGCAGTCTGGGATGGCCTTTGTCAGGTGCTTGCCCCGTTGTTTGAGGGAGCATTCCAGAATATTTCGACCATCCTCGGTGTCGTTCTGGATACATTGCTTGGCCTGTTCGATGTCTTTTCCAATGTGTTCTCCGGCAACTGGAGCGGCGCATGGGAAGCGGCAAAGGGCATCTTCTCCAGTATCTGGGATGGCGTGAAGTCCATTTTCTCCACGACCCTTACTGCTCTGAAGAGTGCGCTGGATGTGTTCCTTGGGCTGTTCGGTACGGACTGGCAGACTGTCTGGGGCAGTATCAAGAACTTCTTCGAGACCGTGTGGAACGGAATCAGCAGCTTCTTCTCAAACACAGTTTCTGCTATCCAGAGTGTGGCGACGACTGTGTTCACTGCGGTTTCGAGCTTTTTTACGACTGTCCTTACGAGTATCCAGACGACCTTCAGCACCATCTGGACGGCCATTTCCACAGCAGTTTCGTCTGTGCTGAATACGATCCATACCACGGTGACAACTGTGTGGACGGCGATCTCGACCGCGATCTCTACGGTCATGAACACCATCAGCACGACGATCACTTCGGTGTGGAACGGCATCTACAACACCATGAAACCTTTGTTGGATGCGTTCCAATATCTGTTTGAGACCATCTGGCAGGCAATCCAGATCCTGATCGGCGCAGCACTGACCGCGATCCAGACGAAGATCACTTCCATCTGGAACGCCATCGTTGCCTTTGTGACTCCGATCCTGACTGGATTGCAGACGACTTTCTCTACGGTTTGGTCCGCAATCCAGACAGCCATCTCCACGGTGCTGACAGCAATCCAGACCGCAGTGACGACGGTATGGAATGCCATTGTATCGTTCTTGACTCCGCTGCTGACTGGCATTCAGACCCGGATGAGTACGGCATGGAATGCGATCAAGACGGTCATTTCGACTGTCCTTTCTGCAATCCAGTCTACGGTTTCTTCCATCTGGAGCGCCATCAGCAGCAAGATCTCCGGTGTGGTAAATGGTATCAAATCGGTGGTTTCTTCCGGCTGGAATGCCATGAAATCCACAGTATCGTCCCTCAGTAACAGCATCAAAAGTGCGGCGACCACAGCTTTTAACTCCATGAAATCCGGGATTTCCTCTACGATCTCCGGTATCAAGACCACCATCACGAACGGCTTTAACAGTGCAGTTTCCTTTATCAAGGGTCTGGCTGGACAGGCATTCTCGTGGGGCTCTGACATGATCGGCAACATTGTGTCCGGTATCCAGTCGAGGATTCAGGATGTGGCAAGTGCCGTATCGGGAGTGGCAGACCGTATCCGTTCCTTCCTGCACTTCTCTGTGCCGGATGAAGGACCTTTGGCAGATATGGAAAGCTGGATGCCGGATTTCATGCAGGGTCTGGCAAACGGTATCACGACCAACACCAGCCTTGTGACTGCGGCGGCGGAGAACCTGTCCACCACGCTGTCTACCTCCATCACCAACTCCATGAGGGGTGTGGAGCAGGCATACAGTAAGAGCTGGGCAGCCATTAGCCAGACGGTGAAAACCGGAACGGCAGGTGTAAGTGCCGCGATGAAATCTGCATGGAGTTCCATTACGACCAGTACTGCCAGCACATGGAACAGCATCAAGACCACCATCCAGACCAGCTTTGCGGCGGTGAAGACCAATGTGACCTCTGCGACAGCAGCAGTGAAAACGTCCATGACCAGTGCATGGAATGCAGTGAAGTCGCTGACAACGACCAGCTGGAACGGCATTAAAACGGTCATTACCACAGCGTGGAACGGGATCAAGTCCCTTACTACTTCTGCGACTGCTTCTGTAAAATCCTCCATGACAAGCGCATGGAATGCGGTGAAAACTCTGACGAACACCAGCTGGAATGGTATCAAGACGGTGATTACGACAGCGTGGAACAGTATCAAGTCTCTTACAACTTCCTCTGTATCCACAGTTCGCAGTACGGTCACAAGCAGCTGGAACACACTGAAATCCACCACGACCTCTGCTTTCAATAGCATCAAGTCCACGGTGTCTTCGGCAATGTCCAGTCTACGCAGCACGGTTTCCTCCGGTGTTGCAAATATCAGGAGCAGCTTTAACTCGCTCGGTTCGATTGCTTCTTCGGCATACCGCTGGGGTGCAGATATCTGTTCCCAGATGGCGGCAGGTGTCCGGGCAGCGGCCGGTTCCGTGATCGCGGCGGCAGAAAATGTCGCAAGCAGGGTCAGAAGTCTGCTGCATTTCTCTGTGCCGGACGAAGGACCTCTGTCCGATGCAGACACCTATATGCCTGACTTCATGAAGCTGCTGGCGACCGGCATTAAGAAAAATGTCAAGTCGGTAGTGAAGGCTGTGCAGGGGCTTGCCGGGTCTATGAGCAGTAACCTCACGACTCCGGTGGATTCTCTGGGCGACTGGATGGATTCTGTGGTCGGCAGTTTTGCCACTACGATCAAGAGAAGCCAGAGCGGTGTCGGCAGTGCTGCAAGGGATGTGGGCAGCGGTATCCAGTCCCAGCTGATGGCCGGGCTTTCCGGGCTGAAAACACAGTTCCAGCAGCTCTGGACTGACCTGCAGGGTATCACCAAAACAGCAGTCGGCAGTATGAGCGATGAAGTGAAGCAGGGCTTTACGGACATAAAAGATTCCATTGGAGAGCTGAGTTCTCAGACCGGTTCCCTTGGAAATGCGATCCGCAGCCTTGGCGATACCTTCAACTCGGATTTCCTAAAGAGCCTGGGCAATGGCATCAGCAAAGTCGGTGATACGGTCAATACGGTCACCGGTCTTGTGGACAAGCTCGGCTCTATGAAGAATACCATCGGAAACCTCGGAAGTACGTTGCAGAACCTCGGCAATGTTCTTGGCTCCGAAAACGGAGGCGGTCTGCTGTCCAACATCGGCAGTTTCCTGTCGAAGATCGGCAGCGCAGATGGCGGTCAGATCGTGTCGAACTTTGGCAACCTGATCTCCGGGCTGACCTCCAAAATGGGCGGTCTGGGAGAGGGAATCTCCGGTATCATCTCGAAGCTGGGAAGCCTTGGCTCCAGCGGTGGGGGAATCCTGTCGAATCTGGGCGGGCTGCTTTCCGGTGTAGTGACGAAGATCGGCGGCTTAGGCGGCAGTCTTTCTGGGCTTCTGTCTGGTGTGGGTTCCACATTGGGCGGAATTGCTGGTTCTGCCGGCTCCGCAATCGCAGGACTGTTCGGCTCGGTTGGCACGGCCGTATCTGGTCTGGCGGCAGGTGCGGGTACGGCTCTTGCAGGCGTAGCAAGCTCCGCAGGTGGTTTCCTCGCATCCGCAGGCACAGCACTTGCTGGTCTGGCGGGTCCTGCAGGTATCGCAGTGGCGGCCGTTGGCGGCATCGGTCTTGGACTGACCGCTCTCTGGAAAAACTGCGATGGCTTCCGGGAAGGAGTCACGAATATCTGGAACAAGGTCACTTCGGTATTCTCGAATGGAGTAAATGCCATCAAGAACGGTATCTCCAATGCGGCTTCTGCCATCGGCAACGTGGCATCGTCCATCTGGGGCGGTATCAAGAACGTGGCTTCCTCGGCAGTCAGCTGGGGCAAGGATATCGTTGGCGGTATTGCAGGAGGCATCAAGAAGGGTGTGAGCTGGGTCGGCAGTGCGGTCAAGAGTGTGGCAAGCGGTATCCGTTCGTTCCTGCACTTCTCTGTGCCGGATGAAGGACCTCTGGCAGATGCGGACACCTATATGCCAGACTTTATGAAGCTGCTTTCCGGCGGCATCAAGAAAGGCGAGGGCGGACTAATCAGCCAGATCAAGTCGATGGCAGCAAAGGTGCAGCAGGGTATGGAGGGCATCAGTTCCTTCAGTCTGCCGGAACTGACCCTGCCGCACTTCGATGGCTCTGGCTGGAACTTCCCGCAGGCGGCTCTGGCCGGAGGCGGTACCACCCGGACGACCAACCTTGGTGGCGTATATATCACGGTCAACGGCTACAATGCCCGGAACGATGATGCACTCGCACAGACCGTTGCCGATAAGATCAACGGCATGATCCACGAGGATGATTCGGTCTTCAAGTAAAGGAGGAGATGCGTATGGGCTATAACACCCCAAAGCAGACAGTATCACAGTTTCAGCTCAAAGGCAGATATGCCAGACAGTATCTGTCCTTTGCCGGGAAGTCCAGCAAGGACTTCCTTTTATATTTGTCTGGTCCCGGTGTGTATGATTCCCCGGCTGCGGATGTGGAGAGCACCTCCGTACCCGGCAGGAACGGGGACATCATCACCGAGAATGCAAGGACAGGCAGGCGTAGGTATCAGAACGTGGATATCAAGTATAAGGCATTTTTCTTCAACGGTCTGCCTGCCAAGACCGCAGCGGTCAAGGCATGGCTGTTATCTCCGATCGGGTATCAGAAATTGCAGGACACCTACGACCCGGATTTCTTCCGGATGGCAGTCTGCAAGGACGCCCTGGAATTTGATGTGACAGCCCAGAAAGCCGCTGAGATGGAGCTGACATTCAACTGTAAGCCCCAGCGTTGGAGCGTGGATGGGCAGAGGGTGATCCGGCTGGATGGCAGGTCGACCTTAAAGAACCCCTTCGCTTTTCCGGCACAGCCTATCTTCAAGATCTACGGGGATTCTGGCGGCGAACTGTATGTGGGTGAGGAGAAGATCACCATCCACAGCATCAAGGACTACGTGCTGCTCAACTGTGAAACGCACAACGCTTACAACGCTTCCGGCTTCTGCAATGAGACCATCCTTTCGGATGATTTCCCGGAACTGCCGGAGGGAAAGACACAAATCGCATGGACAGGCGGCATCACGGCGGTGGAGGTGACTCCACGCTGGTGGACGCTGTAAGAGGGAGGTGCAGCCAGTGATCCCATGTTTATATGCATCAACAGAGATGAAGTTCAATCATAACGGTATTGGAAAGCTGGCAGATGCACAGTCTTGTACCGTAACGGAAAAGAGAAACGGAAGCTATGAACTGAAGCTGGTCTGTCCGGCAGATGGCATCCATGCAGAGATGCTGGAGGAGGGAAATATCATCCTTGCCAAGCCATCCGATACCATGCAGTCTCAGCCGTTCCGCATCTACAAGATCACGACCCCGATAGATGGAAAGCTGGAAGTTCAGGCTCGGCACATTTCCTACCAGCTGAACTTCATCACAGTTTCCCCGTTCTCAGTGACTGGGTGTGCGGGAGCAATGCAGGGGCTGAAAAGCCACGCTGCTTCTGACTGCCCTTTCGATGTCTGGACGGATGTGGACTCCAGTGCCACCTTTACGCTTGGAATTCCATCCTCCTTCCGAAATTGCCTTGGAGGTATGGCCGGGTCAGTTCTGGATGTTTTTGGCGGTGAATTCGAGTGGGATCGGTACACGGTCAAGTTTCATAAAACCAGAGGTGCGGATCACAATGTCCACATCATCTACGGGAAGAACCTGACAGACTTCAAGATGGAGAAATCCATCGAGAACACCATCACAGGTGTGCATCCGTACTGGGTGGATAATGAAACCCAGGCGGTTATGGAACTGCCGGAGAAGGTGGTGCTGCAAAGCAAACGGTCGATCCCCTACCAGAAGATCACCGTGCTGGATTGTACCAGCAATTTTCAGGAAAAGCCGAGTGAAGCGGCACTCCGGGAATACGCACAGAACTATATCGACACCACGGACTTAACAGAGCCGGAGATCGATATCAAGATCGACTTTTTACAGCTCTGGAATACGCCGGGGTATGAGAACATCGTGGAAGCAGAGCGTGTTTCCCTTTGCGATACGGTCCATGTGTTTATCTCAAAGCTGGGAATCGAAGTCAGTTCCAAAGTCACCGAAACAGAGTATGACGCGCTACTGGAACGCTATAACAGCATCACGCTCTCAAACTCAACGGTCAGCAGCCGAAATTCTTCTCTGACAGGTTCGCTCAACAGCATCCGGAATACAGCGACGATTGCCTATGATACGGCAGTCCGTGCGGAAACGGCAGTGGGAGAGCAGGTCGGTGGGATCACAGCATCTATCATTTATGACGGTGCGCTTTTTGCTGCGCTGTTTGGCCTTCATTATAAAAATGAAACTGACAATAAGGGAAATACGACCCGGTATGCATTCAATGCGGCGACTTTGAAACAGTCCACGGTCGCATGGAAGAACAGCTCTGCTGGGTTGTTTGTATCCACGGATGGCGGTAAGACGTGGGGCTATGGCTGGGAGGCGGATGACACTGCAGTCAGGACAGCGATCCTGCTGGAACAGACCCTCAAAGAACTGGATGACCGCTATAAGAAAGCCACGGAGCTTTCCGAGGAGCTGCTGAAGGAACTGGATGAGCGGTACAAAACAGCGACCGCCATTTCTGCCGAGCTTCAGAAAACGCTCGATCAGCGGTACGAAACAGCAAAAAAGCTGTCCAAGGATTTATATGAGGAACTGGATAAGCGGTATGGCACCCTTACGGAAATCTCGGAAGATCTGCAAAAGGAGTTGGACGAGAGATACAGTGCGGCGAAGAAGCTGTCGGAAGAGGTCGAAAAAGAACTGGATGAAAAGTACCAGCCGAGTGTCCCGGTATCGGAAACCGCACCGGAAGCCCCAGCAGCAGATACGCTCTGGGTCGATAAGAAGAACCTGCAGTTAAAGCTTTGGGATGGAGAACAGTGGCAGACCATCGGCCATGAGCCGGAACAGCCAACGGAACCGACCACACCGACGGAACCGGAAAAGCCGGAGCCGGAGAACCCGGACACCGAAGGAAAAGATAATGGGAACAAAGAAGAAACAGATGATAAGAAGACCGATCAGGAAGGAGGGGGCGCGTAATGGTCACAAGCATTTATCAGAAAGTGGAGCTGTCGCTGACGGAGAATCTTATCCCGGTGACAGTCCCAGTCAAACAATATGACAACAAAGCACGGAAAGTTCGCTGTGTTTTGTATAACAATTCGGTGCAGTATTCCGTGCCACAGGACTGCATCGTTGCCTGTTCCGGTACCAGACCGGACGGTACGATCTTTCACTACACCAGCGAAACAGCATCCGACCTTGTGTTTGTTGAAAATGGGGCGGTCGTCTTTACGATCACGACCTTCATGACCGCACAGGCCGGGCGGTTTCCGCTGGATGTTGTTATGCTCAGCACAGCGGGTGATGTCCTTGGTTCGTTCTCCCTCACATTGAAGGTGGAGCGGGCGGCCATCAACAACGGTAAGATCGCCACCTATACCTACGCGGGTGTGGTGGAAGCTATCCGCAAGGGACTGCTGGAAGTGTATATCACGGACGATGGCTATTTTGCCGTTGTGTCGGAGGATGGACTCGGCTTCAGTGACAAGTCGGAATCCAGCACCATCCAGAAATTCATTGAAAATCTTTTGAACTGTACGGTTACGGATGACGGCTATCTTGCTTTCACCACTGAAGACGGTCTGAAGCTCATCTTTTCAATGGACGGTGACGGACGGCTGATCGTAGAGTTTACAAACGGCTGATAGAGCCGGGAAAGGGGAAAATATGTCGGAATATATCGGAAACCGAATCGTCCCTCGCCATAATGGTGTCTGGGACAAAGCAAAAGAATATGAGCCTCTTACCATTGTGTATGAGGAATCCACAGGCGACAGCTATATGAGCCGGAAACCTGTACCGGCCGGAACGCTTCTGTCACAGGAGGAATACTGGGCGATGTGTTCCCGGTTCTCGGAACAGATGGCTCTGTACCGTCAGAATACGGCAGAAGAAGTGGAGCAGTTCCGCAAGGATACTGCGGCAGATGTAGAGCAGCTTCGTACAGATACTGCATCAGATGTGGCAGCCTTGCGCAAGATGACCGCACAGGATGTAGCGGATATCACCCAGAAGGTCGATGCCGCAAACAGTGCGGTTGCGGCCAGTAAGTCCGAGATGGATAAGACTGCAGAAACGCTGAAAGCCCAGATCAATGCCAACGTCAAGGCATCTACAGATAAAAATGCCAACTATGCACAGGAGCTTGTAGATGCCCGTGTGGATGATGAGGGAAAGACTTATCCCACAGCCGGTGACAATATCCGTGCGGTCGGCAGGGTGCGTTCCATGCAGAATATCATGAAGAACTGGGTGATCAAAAATGGTTACGCAAACCAGAACGGCAACCTTGTAGCTTCGGAAAGCTGGCGCGTGGCGCACATGGTCCCGGTCAGCGGTGATGCGATTCTGGTGGACGGTCAGTTCGGCTATATGAGCGGCCGGAATGACTATAACAACGTGGTCTGCTATGACATGGACCGTAAGTTCCTCGGTGGCTGTTTCCGGGCAGAGAGCGGCAAGGTCTATGACAACTATGTGATCACACTGCTTCCGAATACCCGTTTCATCTCTGTCACCACCAATGAAAAGCTGTTCTCGAAGCTCTCGGTGTACCTCTATGACAACATGCTCCCGATGAGATTGCTGTCAAATTACGCAACAGGCTGGCAGTGGATGAACGGCAGCGTGGATATCAGGTTCACGGGCAGCAAGGTGACAGTCACATTCCCGGAGGGAAAGAGTGTGTATGTCTGCCGCCGTACAAATGGTATACAGTACGAGCAGACGAAACTGGTGGCGGAAAACAGTACCTCGTTTGACTTTGCAGTAGTGGGAAAATGGTGGGCGATCTACTATGATGGTGCGGAAGCATCCGCAAACGAGACGGGAGAAAAGACAGAAGTCCCTGTCATTAAGGTGGAAAATACAAGCGGCGATAGCTGGGGCAATCTATTCACAAAGGGCCGCTTTGTGTTTGCGGTCTTTTTTGACTGGAATGTGGTGTACGCAGCTCCTTCGAGCAGCGGTACAGTCATCAACGGGATCGATTATGGCAATCCAGCCAAGATTGCGAATACTGCGATGACCTGGCACAAGTACCGTTCAGCAAAGATGTTCCTCGCTACAGGCCAGTTTGCGATCGATACGGTCAACCGCACCATTCAGGTCACGAAACGTATCCTGGCGGTTGTCGATAACGGTGCTTACTACTGGATCAGTGCTAGTGAGGAGCCGGTACCGATGTTGGATAGTACGGAAGCAGAAAAGCATCACATGCTGATCCTTGCCTATGACTCGTCCATAGATCAGATCAATCTTTACAACACTGCACAGTTCCGGGCATTGGGAGTAAACGGCTACTATATCGCTGCATGGTATGAAAACCATTTCTGGTATCCGCACATGGGTTCTTCTTTCAGCATTGTACTGGATGGCACGACTTATAAGGCTGGTGAGCTGTTCGATGAAGAGCGGCGTGACTACTATATCGAAAAGAAGTATGAGGACCGCTTCCAGCAGCTCCGCACGGATCTTGCCGGTAAGGATTCCCGCCATATGTATCTGGCAAGCGGTGGCATTACCATTGACCAGAATGCCGGTACGATCCAGGTCAGTACCAAGTGTCTGGGTGTTCCGGATACGTTCCACTATGAGTGGATCACGGCAGGCGATCCGGTGGAGATGGCATTTAACACACCCAGCTCGACTTTTGGCATGCCGATGCGCATTCTCGCTTATGACGCTGGTACGAAAACCATCAATCTGTACGACACCAGCCTGTTCCGAAAGCTGGGTACGAATGGTTTCTATATTGCATCCTGGTATCAGAGCAAGCTGTATAATCCGCACATTCACCCGGATGTGAAGTTCATTGTGGGCGGTAAGGAATACAAAGCGGGTGATCTCTTCGCAGATAACGCGGCATCTTTCATCCCGAAGCGTATCACGGATTATGTGCAGAAAGCCATTACTCCGGCTGTAGAGGATGACATCGTGACCCCGTCCCACTGGGACTGCATGGAGGGACGCCAGCTTTCCATCTTCTTTGACTGTCTTTCCCGCCACGATGGCAAGGAAAATCTGTATGTGCTCGCCAGAGGCACGAATGCACCGAGCCTGACCCGGAACGAGTACTGCATGAACTACACGCCGACGAAGGACAGTACGGATTTTGCACTGACCGTCCGCCGTCTGGATGAAGATGACTGCCATACGGTATCGTCCAAACCTGTCCAGGTCAGGGTTCACCATAAGCTGAAGGACAAGCTCACGAAGAATATCTGCATCTGTGGAGACTCTCTCGTGGACAATGGTTCTGTGGCAACGGAAGTGTACCGTCTGCTGGCAGAGGATAATGACTGCGTGATCCACCAGCTGGGAACGAGAGGACCGTCTGGCGGCAAGCACGAAGGACGCGGCAGCTGGACCTTTGCCCGGTATCTGGCAGATACGGATTACGCCGGCAAAACGAATGCGTTCTGGGACAAGATCAAAGGCCGTCTGGATTTCCAGAAATACTGCGAGACCAACGGCTATGAGGGCATCGATTACTTCCTGATCGCACTTGGCACCAATGATGTGTCACAGGGCACTACACTGTACCGCACGGAAGCTGAGGTGCAGAAGTTCGTGGATCAGGCAAAGCAGTTTATTGATGCTCTGCTGGATAAGGAGACGGGCTTCCCGAACTGCAAGATCGGTATCGGCCTTTGCGGACCCGGTTCGGATTATTCTTATCAGTGCGGTTCCAGCATGGGTATCTTCCATATGAGCATCAACACGCTGAACCTTGCGCTGATCAAGGCATTCGATGCCGGCAAGTACCGCAAAAACGTGACCTGTTTTGCCCACGGTCTTCGCACGGACCGCCGTCTGGCATTTCCGTATTCGGACAAGCCGGTGACGAACCGGTTCACGGAAACCAGCCGGACGCTGACTAACAGTATCCATCCTTCCGCAAGGGGCTATCAGGCATGGGCAGACGGATATTACTGCCAGATCCGTGCGTGGCTGACGGAGGACAGCAAATAAATTTCCACCGTCCCTGACAGACATACCTCCCAAATGCCTGTGAAACGGTGTTCATTATAGAAGGAGTATACACAAGGCGGCATTGACCGTCTATTTTTATGCCTAAATGGGCAGGAAAGGACAAGATTATGCAGAATGTGATCGACAAGATTGAATGGATGTTCGCAGGTCTGGGTGGTTTCCTGGGCTGGTTCTTTGGCGGGTTTGACGGCTTTTTGTATGCACTGGTGGTGTTCGTGGTCTGTGACTACTTCACCGGGGTGCTGGCGGCAGCGATCAAGCATGAGCTTTCTTCTGAAGTTGGCTTTAAGGGCATCGCCAAGAAGGTGTGTATCTTTGTGCTGGTTGGTATTGCCAACATCATCGACACACAGATCCTCCAGAATGGAGCGGCCATCCGTACAGCAGTGGTGTTCTTTTATTTGGCGAATGAAGGCCTGAGCTGCCTCGAAAACGCAGCCGTTATCGGTCTTCCCGTGCCGGAGAAGCTCAAGGAGATGCTGGCACAGCTGAAGGAAGAAAGAGAGAATAAGGACGATTGATCAATGGGGAGAGGTGTAACAGCCTCTCCCTCAAATTTTAGGAGGAATGAACCATGAGTAAGAAAGAGTATCCCGCAAAACTGACGACCGGTTATTACCGTGTGCGAGAAGTCTGGGAAGATGAGGCATCCCAGTTTGGCGCGTACCGTCTGCTGGCGAATGCAAAAGCCAAGTGTGATGAGAACCCCGGCAGCCGAGTGTTCGACAATGACGGCAACGTGATCTATCCGGAAGAGGCTGTCCCGGATACTGGTGCAGATGAGAACGAGGAGAAAGCAGTCGTGGACGATATCCCGGAAGATAAGCCGGAAACCACAACCCCTGTGGAAGATATCCCGGCGGAGAAAGAAGCTGAAGACGAAGTGGATGAGAATGAGTTCCCGACTGCGGAGGAGCTTCCGGCGACCATTGCCTACGGCAAGCTCAAGACCCTCATGAACATCCGCAAAAAGCCGAGTCTGGATGCAGAGGTCGTAGCGGTCTACAAGAAGAATGCCCTTGTGGAAGTCGTGCAGTTCTGTGATGGCTGGCTGAAGATCAAATGTGCCGAAGCAGAGGCCGGTGTCGCATATGTCCTGAACAGTGCGGACACCTATGCGTTCACAGCTGGCAGAATCTATACCGTTGTTCCCGGTGATAATCTCTGGAAAATCGCAGATAAGGAACTGGGAAGCGGCAGCCGCTGTGCAGATATCCGTGTGCTGAATGGTCTGACTTCCAATGCCATCCGGGTCGGCATGAAACTGCTGATCCCGTAACAACAGAATAACCACAGTACGAGGTTCAGAGTGATCTGGACCTCAATTTTTTTAGCAGGAGGAAATCATTATGGGATATACCAATAGTCCACTCGTTGTTTACACTAAGCTCTCTCCGAACCATTCCGGGCAGAGGACACACAGCATCGACCGCATCACACCGCATTGTGTGGTCGGTCAGCTTTCTGCGGAAAGCATCTGCGGCTGTTTCACCAGCACAAGCCGTCAGGCAAGCTGCAACTACGGCATCGGCACAGACGGCCGTGTGTCGCTTTGTGTCAAAGAAAAGAACCGCAGCTGGTGTTCGTCCAGCAATGCCAATGACCAGAGGGCGGTCACCATCGAATGCGCCAGCGACATGAATGAGCCGTATGCCATGAACAGTGCCGTATATGACTCTCTGGTCAAGCTCTGCATTGATGTCTGCAAGCGTAACGGGAAGAAGAAGCTCCTGTGGCTGGGTGATAAAAATAAGACACTCAACTATGCTCCGGCGGCAGATGAAATGGTGCTGACCGTTCACCGCTGGTTTGCGAATAAAAGCTGCCCTGGAAACTGGCTGTATGCCCGCCTGGGTGATCTGGCCGCAAGGGTAACTGCAGCACTGGGCGGTTCATCCTCATCCGGCATGCAGGCTTCTTCGCTGAAAAATCTCTCGGAAGCAGAGGCAGTGGCAAAGATTGGCCCGCTGTTTACTGCGAACCAGAAAACCACTGGCATCCTTGCCTGCGTGTCGATGGCACAGTTCATTCTGGAATCCGGCTACGGTAAATCTGAGCTGGCACAAAATGCCAATAACTGCTTCGGCATGAAGACCTCGCTTTCCGGGAACAGCTGGAGCGGCAGCAGTTGGGATGGCAAGTCTGTCTATCCCAAGAAAACGCAGGAGCAGAATACCGATGGCAGCTATGTGACGATCACTGCTGACTTCCGCAAGTACGCCTGTGTGGAAGACTCCATTGCCGACCATGCAGCATATCTGCTCGGAGCGATGAGTGGCAGCAGGAAACGCTATGAGGGTCTGGCAGGCTGTACCGATTACAAGAAAGCGGCACAGATCATCAAGGATGGTGGTTATGCTACCAGCCACACCTATGTTCAGAACCTTTGCAATATCATCGAGCGTTGGAACCTGACGCAGTATGATGCGGTAAAGGATTCTGAAAGCACCACTATTTCCGGCTGGTACCGTGTCCGTAAGAGCTGGCAGAATGCCGCTTCCCAGAAAGGTGCGTTCCACGACCTCACCTATGCAAAACAGTGTGCAGATAAGAATCCGGGCTATTATGTTTTTGACCCGGCGGGTAAGGCCGTCTACCCGGAACCGAAGTCTTCAGTCCCGTATACTGTGCGTGTATCCATTAAAGACCTCAACATCCGCAAGGGACCGGGCACGAATTACGGTAAGACCGGTTATTACACCGGGAAAGGCGTGTTTACTATCGTGACAGAATCTGCCGGCGCTGGTTCTGCGAAGGGCTGGGGCAAGCTGAAATCCGGTGCAGGCTGGATTGCACTTGACTTTGCATCCCGTATCTAAAAACAGTCCCCGTCCTTACAGGGCGGGGCGTACATAAACATTATTGCGACGTGAATTAGCTGAATGTTAAAGAATATGAAAAAAGACACAGAACCAGGTGTGGGCTGTGCCTTTCAAAATGGGCTATTCCTGTCCGGTTAGCCGATCATATAAGATAACAGTTTCAGATGTTGAAACGCAAATCCGTTCTTTTTTCAGGATTGTTCGTGGGCGCTGGTTCTCACGGTAATCTCGGTCTGTTTGTGTAAAAGCAGAGCAGCAAACAAAATCACAAACGGAAATGTCACCTGATGAAGTTGATCGGATGATAAAGATAAAATCAATTGGCGGTGTAGCTTTAGAAATCAGGTAATCAGCTTGTATTTGGGTGCTGAAGGAATAAAAACGCGGCATGTAGGAATGGAGGATAAAGTCCTGTTCAATTGTTTGCTTTAAGCGAACCAATGCTTCCAGGCGGGGCTTTACACTTTCCTGATATTGAGAGCCTTTTTCGATCTGAGAAAGCATGATTTTTTTACGCAGGATCATGTCAAGCGTTTTTGAACGGTTGAATCGTGGCAGACTGACATCAGTCAAATATTGAAAACCTGCAAGATGCGGAAATCGCTCAGGTGGGAAAGCGAGAGTGATGGTATGAAGCTGCTTTTTGTAGCCATATGTAAAAACGTAATTGAACTGCATTAGTTCTTTCCACGTTAATGCCGCTTCATATAGTATATCGGTACTCATGCCATCATCTCCTTTGCCAAAAAATAAGAGCCCTGCCGTAGCAAGGCTCTCATTAAGCGTTTTTGTTCGATTCAAAGAATCTATTCGGCTTGTGGTTGTCGCATAACCCACGGGCAGGCTCCACAATCGGCTGAAACCGAACCAGTCCACTGCTTCAACGCCACGATAGCTGGTCAACGCCGCTATCCTCTAAGTTCATTATAACACAAAATAACCAGAACACAAGTACTCTGGAATAATTTGTGGCGTGTGAACTATCACGCTCAGTAATAGTATATGCGGAATCGGAAAAATCGCAACTGGAAAAAGAAACAAAATAAAAATAAAAATCGTGCAGATAAGACAATAATCTCCCAGATTATTCTCCGTCTTTCTGCGCCGAAATTACTTGATAATATCACGAAACAGAGGGAATATGTGACTGCCCAAAGAGAAGAAAACGGGCAGGAAAGGAGCGAAAACTATGAGTACTGGTACGGATTTCCTTGCAAATCTGCAGAAAAAGACTGTGAAGAATACAGTACAGCAGAAACAGCAGAAGAGAGTAAATGCATCTGCTGTGGATGTCTCGGCTTTACTGGAAGCCGCTCTTGGAAAAAAGAAACCTGTGGAAGCTGTGGCAGATGTTCGTCAAAGTACGGATGCTGCCACAGCTTCTTTTTTACCACTGGCTGATACGCACCAAGGCAGGTCTACTCAACAAAAACCAAAAAACGCATCAGATAAAAAACAGACACCCCAAAAATCAAAAGACATCGTGGACGCCGGTATCACAGCTCTTATCCAGAAAGCTCTGGATGCCAAAAAGGTCATGGCAGAGCCGGACATTGCAGAACGGCTGCAGAGCAGTATGGAAAGTGAGTTTACGAAGCTCTTCACACCGGAAGAACCGCAGGATAACAAGTTTGTTTCGACGGCGACCTTCCGGGCTACCAAAAAGAAAGCCGGAACCCTTAATGTGGCAGCTTACATCCGCGTTTCTACGGACATGAGCGACCAGGAGAACTCCTATGAAACGCAGGAAAAATACTTTAACCAGCTGATTGAAAATAATCCGGCATGGAATGCAGTCGGTGTGTACTCCGATTACGGCATCTCCGGCACTTCCAAGGAAAAGAGAACCGGATTCCGCCGACTGATGCGTCATTGTAAGGACGGGAAGATCGACCGCATTGTGTGCAAGTCCATATCACGATTTGCCCGAAACACGGCTGACTTTATGAGTGCACTGGATGTCCTGCATGACTGCGGGGTAACGATTCTGTTCGAGAAAGAAAATCTGGATACGGCAGACCCGACCAGCGACTTCATCCTTACGACACTGGCAGCCATTGCACAGGAAGAAAGCCGCAGCATTTCCAGTAACATCCGGCTGGGGCAGAAGATGCGCTTTCCGAAGGGGGATGTTCCAAACAAGATCATGTACGGATACCGCTACAATGGGAAGATGGTTACCTCCGAGAGCGGATATGAGTATAAAGATATTGAGATCGTTGAGGAAGAAGCCAGGGTCGTCCGGCGCATTTTCCATGAAGTTGTGGAAGGGAAAGCCTATACGGAGATTGCAAGGGGACTGAACATGGACAAGATTCCGGCTCCTGTCACCGACGCAGTGAGAGTAAGAAAGAAAAAATCCAAGAAAGGGCAGTTAAACAGTGATCTGCTGGATGGATGGACAGGCGGGAATATCACGCGGATCGTCCGTGCCGAGCGGTACATGGGTGCAGTCCTTATCCAGAAGAAGTTCACATCGGATTACCTGACACATGAAGTCCGGGACAACAAAGGCGAAGTTCCTCAGTATTTTGTCCGGAACCATCATCCGGCAATCGTTGACGAGGACCTGTTTGAAAAGGCACAGGAAGTTGTAAAAGTAAACAGCGATTTATATAACAGGACAAGATCCGGCAAGAAGCCGAGAGCGTTTTCCCAAAGACTAATCTGCGGGGAGTGCGGCCGCTTTTTCCATGTGACAAACGGAAATGGGAACTATCCCATCTGGCGGTGCCCGACGAGCAGCCGGACGACAGGAAAACGTATCTGCCATGCAGAAAAAGTATACGAGGAACAGGTTGTCCGAGCCTTCCGTAAAGCAGTTCTGGAGCGGTTCCGGCTGACGCTTAAGCCCATCCATGACAACGTGGCTGTGGCAGACATCATGAGCGGCCGGTTCAAAGAGCAGTATGACAACTTCACCCCGGAAGCAGATTCTTTTGTAAGCCAGATGCTTGCACGGCTGGAGAGCATTCAGAAGCTGGATTTTATGGAACGCGACCGTGCTTTTTATAAAAAGCAGATAGCGGCCGCACACACCAGTGTGGAAAGCACCAGTAAGAAGATCCGGCTCCTGAAAAGTCAGGTGGATGTGATGCAGACCCGTCTGGAACTTCTCGGTGACGAGATGATCGACCCTGCTTCTATTGAGGAGAAGAAAAAGCTCATTGAGAAACTGGAGTGTGATATTCAGAAGGACACGGACACTGAGCAGAAACTGACCGAACAGCTCGACTATATGGAAGACTACTGGGAAGAACTGGAGGGCGACTATGAACGAAGGGAAAAGGCAATCGAGTGGATGAAGAACCTCCCGGCGGGGCGGGATGGTACGGTGGCCTTTCTGAATGAAGTGACCGAAGAACACTGCAAGGCATTCCTCCTATTACAATAAATTTGGACAGGAAAGCTGGGCAGCCAGTCCGGCTTTCTTTCCATCTCATGCCTAAGCTACAAT